GTGTAGCAGGTGGCGCTGTTGGTAGTTCGTCAATCATGAACAAACCACGAGGGCCGTGCGTTTCTTCGGTAGGAAAAATATCTGGTGGAGCCCACGAGGTCATCGCACCGTGTGTTTCGTTGTCAATGACTCGTGGTATACCACGAACATCGACAGGGTCGAATAGATTGGCACGAAAATCTAGTAATGGTATGTTGAGTTCATCAGCGACTTGCTGTGGAATCTCGGATTTACCAATACCGGGCCCGCCCCATATCATAGTGTTTAATCCAATACGCATGTTATCGCGTATCTCCTGTTTGAGATCCGTTGCTGTAACGGTCTGCATCGTTGTTGTATCTGACATAGTACTCCTCTTATCAAATAGTTATATTTCAATGGGTTCAATATCACGAATCTTAATTAAATCGTTTCGTATCATTTCGCCCAACCTTTGGGTCGCAAGCTTTTTATAATCAACTTGCTCGTCTACTGGAAATGGAGCCTCAAACTCCACTACAATAGTATTTTGTGAAAAAGAATCTACAAATGTAGCTCTAAACATTCTCGTAGCCATATGGCCTCCTAATTTGTTAAATACACCAAAAAAAGTAGGAAACAGTTTTTGTATGATTTGCATAGTTTGACTCCTTGTAAGTAATAGTCACTAAACCTCGGTACGAGGCACTAGCCTCGTACGAGGTAAAGTTAACTGAATTGTATTTTTATAAAGTTACTAAGCGAGGGTACAAATCTAAGATTTGTACCGAGCAACTTACTAACTAACTATTAAAATCTAAATTTTGTACATTTGACTAAATTTTAAAAGGCGAAGGCACGCCCTTCGCCGGGGCGTGCGAGCGTAAGCTATCGGGCACACATAGCTATCGGGCACACATAGCTATCGGGCACACGTGCGAAGGTACAAACCGCTGAAGGCATCCGACGGCACGACACGAAGTGTCGGTGCCCAAAGGATGGCCGGAGGCGTCGAGGCGATGTAGCTGACAAAGCGAAGCTTTGGCGCGAGCATCGCCGAGATTTAGTTTGTACGAGCAGGCACACACGGCAGACTTTGATAAAATTTATAAAAAATATAGAAGCTAGGACTGGCTTTTGTATTAGGGAGAGAGCCAGTCCTAGCCGTGTTCGGTAGGGAAAATATAGAAAACCTACCACCAAGAAGAGTAATAAACTTCTTTACCTTCTTGTATCCATTCTATAGCTTTGTCACAAAACTCTAAATCTTGGTCTTTGTACTCTCGCATAGCATCTTCTTGAAACTGATGTCCCCAGAACATGCCGTCAGCACAAAAAGGTAATCTGTCGTTCTCTACAAAGTGACGAATTACTTTTATATCCATTACATCTAATTGCACATTCTCGCCAGAATTAAACTCAGGTAACACTGTGCCAATAGCTGCAGTCAAACCATGATAAAGAAAAGCACGCTCTTCTTGGTCTTCTGGAATGTAAAGAAGTTCTTTACCTTTAAGAGCACTAAGAACAATTTTCTCATCAGAAGGCACAACTGTCCCTTCATGCTTTTTACAGAACCAAATAGTTTGCATAAGATTATGCAGTCTTGAATGTTTACGCCAATCAAATTCAGCATTGATTTCAATTTCTTGTTCTTTAATTGGCACTACATTACCTTCTGGTTTTGGTTGAGGTTCAGCCCAACCAGCAAACATGTCTAAGCCCATTACACTCTCTCATGTCTTGTAAGTGACTGACCATCAATCTGATACACCACTTGTTGGTGCACAGTTTTGCCATTCACTGAAGTTGATGAAATAACCTTTCGGTTCCCTATTTTTTTGCCCTTGTTAAAGGGTCTTGGTAGATTGCTACGATGCATATCTTCTCCTATATTAATTAATGCGAAGCCTAAGTAGTTATGAAAAGGTTTATTTTGAACCTATTCGGCTCTCTACTTAGACTTCGACTTTTGGGAAAACTGAGCCGAATTTTGTGCCTATCGCAACTTAGTAGGTATAACCGTTGCAAGTTATCTAGATAACAATCTAAATCACGATAGGACTTTGTACGCTTACGCGTTGTCTACAATGCTCTGCATGTGAGCATTAGCTTGAGCGTTAAGCTCTCTGTTAACTTTGCCAGAGTTGTCAGCTTGTTGTTTGAAGTTCCACTCAGCAAGTCTTTGCAATCTTTGCTCAACAGCAGATTGAACACGAGACTTCTGAATTTTGACATCTTTCAAACCAAAGTCATTGTCAATGATTGCCAAAGCAGAAGACAACATTCTTGCCTTACGACCAAGGTCAAGCATCTTCTCTTCACGCTCAATCAACCAAGTAGGAATTTCTTCATCTTTTTGGTTGCTCATTGAGTCTGCATATTCATGACAGACACTGGCGAACTCAGACCAAGTTCTAGTGGTCAACTGTAGAAAGTTAAGACCAGTAGACTGAGGGTCAACAATCAACAGATGACGAATACCAGTTACGATATCGTTAACTGCATGTTCGTAAGTTTCTTGTTGCTGTTCAGCAGTCAAGGTTTTGTCATTGCCGTCCTTGTCTTTACCAAGGTCAATGTCTTTGAAGACTAGGTCAGTGCCGAACTTAGCGTCAAACACTTCCATAATCTTACCAACAACAGTGACATTGAAGGTTGGCTTACCGTCGTCTGTTATCGCATGCTTGCGAAAGTACCAATCAGGCAAGGCTATGTCTGCTTTTGCATTACGCTCAGCAACACCTTCAGGGTCTCGGTTAGTATCTTCAGTATCGTCATCTAGACTAGACTTTACTTCTGGCAAAAGCTCTTTAGTCTCTTGCTCCATTGAGTCAAAGTATTCACTTGTCATATTTTTTACTCCTAATATATTAAGTGATTAATTAAACACATTTGCTCGCACAAATGCACCGATTCAGCTGGCTTATACATATAAATCAGCTTGAATTCTTTTAAGTTGGTTCGGGTGGTAGCTCCTTGTAGGGCTAACCACTCTACCGTATAGCTCATCGTCCCAGATAATTACTTTACTTGGGGACAGCCACTTGACGACTGTCCCGTATATGCACTTACCTTTAACTTGAACTTTGTCTCCTACTTTAATTGAGTATTCCATTGAAGTAGAAGAACGCTTGTTTTTCGGCATCTGAATGAGTCAGATTATACACCTCCATGAAGATGTGAACTTCTGCTTGATGTTCTCGACACCAGTTATCAAATACAGACTCTTCAACTTGGTGAGTAGTCTGCTCCAGAGGGTCGTGGATATCCACGAATTGCATTACATTTTCAGGTATTGCCATGATTTACTCCTATATTTAATTAAGATTAGAATTATTAAAATTAAACTATATCTACAATAATGGCGTAGCATTATGTACATAGCTTGTGCTGGCGTTCCCACTCTGCAATCTTTAGTTGCTTTTCAGCATGCTTGGGAATGGTAAACTCAGGTGCGTTATCTAAATAATCTGCTACTTCATACAAACACTCAGGGAACTTAGTTCTCCAAATTCCCTTATCTTGAGTATGAGTAAACTTAACACCTAAACTAACCAACGATAAAAAGCTCCATTTACGAGGCTCATTCATTGGGTCAAGAAAAGATTCAAGAATTAAAGCTTTCATAAGTTTTATATTCCAATCATTATCGGTTCGAGTCCCTTTTTTACCAACGAACTTAGAACCTTCTTGCCAAGGTCTGTTACATATAACTCGGTCAAACTCTCCGCTTTTCCAAGTCTGATAAGCATGTTCTACAGAGACATAACGCTTATCTCTTAAAGTAAAAGGTCGATAGGCAAGATTACTTAACCAAGCCATTTCGCCCGTTCCATACCAAATATTAACTATTTCCATATTTACTCCTATATTGTTTAATCATTGTCAGCGAGATAAGCTTTATAATCATCATCAACTGGTTCTGTATATGATTTTGGCTCATGCTCAAAAAATTCTTGAAGAGCACCATTTCTTACCATTTGGATGACTTCGTCAGCCGTCAAACCAGAGATAACTTCGACATCTTCGTTATAAGGCTCAAGCGTTATCTCCCAAGACTCTTGATAATCGTCTTCCCAAAGTCGAGTATTTGCAACTGAGTACTTAAGACCAAATTGCCAGTTGTAAAGCTTGAGCAAAACGCTATCGCCATTCTTATCCCAAGAGACTGACAGAATGTCAATCTCATTCCACACAGTTAGCTTGCTAAGATCAAGCGTATCTCCATGTGATGTTCTAGTTATCTTCATAGTTTCCTCCCAGAAAAAGCCTCACGATATTGTTTAGCCAAAGTTAGATTACAGATAGCCACGAGTGGTGCCGAGATGAAGCCATTGTGAAACCACAGCATGTCATCAGGGTCTTTCGTTTCTTCTCCGTCTGGATTGAAACCCACGCAAATGTCATGGGCAAACAAGGCATTCAACATACCTTCGTTCTCTGAATAATCTTTGATAAAGGTCAAAGGCAAGGGTCCACGAAACTCTTTGGTATCCCTAGTTATATTCATTGAAGGACTAGCAATATCATGAGAACGCACAGCATCACAGAAATCGTCCCATTGTTGAGGTAGGTTACAAGTTGCTATCGCTATTGGCTCGTGTTCATAGTCAGTACCTTCGGCACCATTTAGTTGAATACAAGCCAAAGGGGGGTCCATGTAAGGTCTCACAACCAGTTCACAGTCCCAATCTTTAAAGGTCATTTTTACTTTGTTCATTGTTGTTTCTCCATATAATGTAAGTAAAGTAAGTTAAAATAAGGGGTAATAACAAAATCGCTAGTACCCACGCTCCTGCTTTCATTAGTTTGTACTTAATTGGATGCTGAGCTTTCCAAGTAAGAGTTAATAAATTATCTCTCATCTTCAAGTGCTCCCGTACTGATATCAACACCAAGCTTTGAGCTAAGAATAGCCAGCTTTTGTTGCTGTACTTGCAGCCAATCGAACTGCTCTCCTATCCAATCTACCTTCTCAGATACCCAGCTCATGTCTTTACTTACCTCAGCTTGAAGTTTCATCGTAGGTCTTATAGTTAGAAGACCACCCAAAATAAGTCCCGAGCCAAAACTCAGAACTACATACATCAATATTTCCATATTTACTCCTATATTTAAAATTAGAATTATTATTAAAATTAAACTATATCTACATATATGGCGTAGCATATTGTATGAATAGCTGTCTTGCTGGTACACCCTGGTACACCCTAAGTTGTTGATTTCATTGAGCTTTCGCTGTTGGGTGTACCACAATGAAAAACCTAGTGGTACACCGGAAAGCCCCGCGTTAGCTAGGATTCGTCGTAGGTGTACCATTTGTACCGGTTAATTGTTAGTTTAAACAAAGATTCTATAACCACGGTCTACGGTCTATTACTAAAGCTAACGCAAAACCTGTGGTACACCCGGTACACTTCGACGATCGCACGCTGAAAGTCAATGCCAGCAGGCATCTCAGGTGTACCAGCACAAGCCGGAACAGCCGGTACACTGGTGGTACACCCGGTACACCTTGGTTGCACAACTCTGTACCATCGGCAACCAACCGCGTACCAGCAGACATCATCAGACAAGCTGATGATAGTAATAATAAGCTTGATGATAGTAGGCACACATGCCAATTAATCATTAAAAAAATTATAAGTGTCAGAGTACCTACGAAGTGAAAAGGGAGGATTGTAGGTACTCTGACGAAGTGTTAGTCTTTAGAACCAGTAAATAGTCTAAAGGCTACCATTACACTTACAGTAGCGAATACTGGTAAGGTAAGGTTATACACTATCTGACTTATCATTAGAATGTTTTCTAGCATCATTCTCCATAATTTGCGAGATTGTGTCCTTAATTGCATCTGCAACCTGTTCTTTAAGTTCAGGAGAGAGGTTATTAAGTTGTTTATCAATCTCTGGGTTAATCGGATTGGGAGTATTGGCTTTGTCGTGGACATTAGCAATGTATTGACTAATAGTGTTTAAACTCTTGTCTGCAATGTCTAAGCTTTTACTACCAAGGTCTTTACCTAAGTAGAAGGTAGTCCAGAAGATACTCTTTACCTTCTGGACATTTGATTTATCGGAACTACTCAAGAGGATTTCCTTCATCATCAGATTGCTCTTCTGATTGAGGTTCATCGTTATCCCAGTTCTTAGCATCAAAGAGGGTGAACTCTAATTTGCAATTACCGAACTTTCTAGCAGTGTCGATGTGAGACTGAAGAATGTCGAGAGATTGTTTTCTCTGCAACAGGTTATCTCCAGTATTCTGAAGGGTTATTCTTCCGTCATTCTTGAAACCTTCAAGACAACGACCAGTATTGCGACCAAGATTTACATACTCTTTTTCGCCTTTAGAATTGACAACAGCTATTTGGATAACTGGGTCAGAAGTTTTAAAAGTATCATTCTTAAGAGCGAAGACTTTTATAACTTTCTCTACGATTTTCTTATTCATTGATTTCTCCTTAAATAAAAAAAGATAAGTGCTGATAGAGCCTATCTCTACCAATCACAATGAAACTATATCTACAATAAATGCGTAGCTTTATGTACGAAGATGTATAAATCCTGTGAGGTGGTGGGGAGAAGAATAAAATTTGATACCAAGCTTTAGCTAAATAAGATGTCTCTGCCGAAGCTAACTGACTCTAACTTTTGACAAGGTTCCAATGCTACTTTTTGAGGGACAAGGTTCCAAAGTCAAAATCGGGACTAGTGGATGGGTCTCTCTAAGTAAGGGGTGCCTTGCATGAGCAATATAGAAAAAAATTTTACTAAAAAAATTTTCTAGCAAAAATTTATGCTACAGTTAGCAAGCATGAGTACTAGGAAATGTACTTCTTGCAAAAAGGAGTTGCCTTTAGAGGATTTTGGAACCCGAAATGATCGTGGTACCGTCTATTCAAAAAAGTGTAGACCCTGTGTTGACATGGTACGACGAAGAGCCGCTAGTGCAACACCACAAACATATCTAACCCGCCTCTTTGGTCAACTTAAACATGCAAGAACTAAAAAAGAAAAATCAAAAGTTAAATGGGAGATTGAATTAGAAGATGTTTTGGAGTTGTGGGATCAACAAGAAGGTAAGTGTGCATTGACCGGATTGTTTATGACTTATCACAAAGATGGGGGTGGCAGGAGAGATTTGAATGCCTCCATTGACCGAATAGATCCAGACGTTGAGTATTTAGTCACCAATATCCAACTAGTTTGTGTCCGAGCTAACGCCATGAAACATGTATTGAAAGAAGATGAGCTTTATTGGTGGGCTAAAAATATAGTAGAATTCAAAGAAAATGACTGATAAAGACCAAAATTTTGAACAAGAAAGGGCCGAGCTTCAGTCTCATTATCCCTATGTCGAT